CTTCATCATTTAGCAACACATCCAGATTCTTCAGGTTATGTTAAAAAGGGTGTAGCTGATAATAAAAGCACACATCCAGATACTCAGGAATACTTAAAGACAGGAAAAGACAAGTACAAATCAACAAAGTACAGTGAAGGTAATGGAAGTAATTACAAATCAACAAAGTATAGTGAAGGTAATGGAAGTAATTACAAATCAACAAAGTACAACGGCAATGATGCTGAGTATAAACCATCGAAATACAAATGATTACATACAAACAACTAATAGAAGAGATAGAAAGTTACAGAGGTTTCCATAAAGCACCAAGTCCAGAACAAGACACAAGTTCTCCTTTACATGATCTGAGTAAGACATATCCAGATATATATGGTCCTAAAGGTGCTCAATACTATGGTCATCACGGACACAACCATTCAATGGATATAGAGAGTATTAATACCATACAATCTTCTCGTGGAAAACCAGATAAAAAAGTTAAAATATATAGAGCAGTCCCAAAGACTCAATCTTCACCTGAAACTCCTAAGATGGAGATTAATAAAGGAGATTGGGTTACTATAAATAGAGGTTATGCAAAGGAACATGGACAATCTCATCTTCGAGGAAAATATAAAATTTTAAGTAAATCTGTTCCAGCAAAACACATTTTTACTAATGGAGATTCTATTCATGAATACGGATATCATAACACAGATATATAAAATAAAATTAGGAATTACCTAATAAATGTTGTATATTACAAATATAAATCAATAAGCAATGTCAACTAACAGTATAAAAGTATATAATACATCAACTCTAAGTGGCTCACATTTTGAGTTTAGCATTGCTGGATATCCAAATCTTCTCTTCACTGTACAAACATGTAATCTTCCTGCGGTACAGAATAATTTTAAAGCAATTCCAACACCTTTTGGTGATACCCATGTTTCTGGCGATAAGGTAGAATATCAAACTCTTGATATTAGTTTCATTGTAGATGAGACTCTTAATAACTGGAGAGAGATATATGCATGGATTCGTGCGTTAGCTCCTACAAATGCTATAGAAGAAGGACTGATTAACAATCAATATGTGTCATACGACAAACCTTTATATTCTGTGGGTAATTTATATATACTGACGAATTCCCTTCATATAAATCTTACTGCCACTTTCAATAATTTATTTCCAATATCCTTATCTAATTTAGATTTTTCTGTAAAAGACACAGAAGATCGAAAGCTCTTTGCGACAGTTTCGTTTGCTTACGATTACTTTGATTTACAAGTTAATCCGATTTACAATCCTAATGGATATGTACCAGATAATGTAATAAAATGATAAAAATAAAATGATAAAAATCAAAGATAAAATTCAATCAGAGTTATTTAAGATAATTCAGACTCATTTTGATGAGCTTATTGATCCAGATACTGAATTTACTGATGTAGATAAGCTGGAATCATTGTTATTTCTTATTCTCAGTATTCTTTCTAACACTTCACAGTTTTCATATGACTTGCAATTGATCGCAGAGACAGAGGAAGGTGAAAGGATAGTAATAAATGATGATTTACTGGATGAGTATTTAAAACAACTTTAAAATTATAAAATGGAAGACACTGGAATAAAATATGTTGGATTTTTCAACTACTTCAAGAAGATCAACAATGTTAAAAGAAAGATGACAAGGATGGTATGTTTTGAAGATTCCTTAGAGGATGCAGAGTCTGTAATTCGTGGTAGAGTAATGTCGGGTAATGTGAACAAGCTTGAAGAATATTATATTTCGGTGTACGATATTATTGGCGATGAATCTAAGAAATTGTCAGAGCATAAAATTATCTAAATGAGTATCAAAGATATAATTATACACAAAGTCAATGAGACATATGTTCGTCTTGAATGTTCTGAAGGGATTACTACTCACATTTATAATTCTTTTAGATTTACTAACAGGAAATTACAACATCATCCTAAAGTCAAGGCTAGGTTATGGTCAGGTTATATCACTATGCTCGACAGGCGCAACAATTACATGTATCTAGGTCTCATTGAAGACCTTGTAAAATTCTGTATTGAGCATGAATATACATATGAATTCACTTTCAAGAAAGAGAATAATTACGATGAGCAACTATTAAGTAAAACTTTAGAGTTGTTGGTTGAAGATAGTTTCCAACTAAGAGAGCATCAGTTGAACGCTGTAAATTTTGCCTTAAAGAATAATAGGGGAGTTATTGTTTCTGCCACAGCATCAGGAAAAAGTCTAGTTCTCTACATCATCTCTATGTATTACCTTCTTAAAGATTCTAAGAAGGTTATGATTGTTGTTCCAAGGACTCAGTTAGTGACACAGTTGAAAGATGGATTTGTTGAATATCATAAAGGCGATAAAGAAGAATTTTCTAAATCGTTTGAGTTGATTTACTCAGGTTCGTTGGATAGAAATTCAGCAGATTCTTCTATCACAATCTCAACTTGGCAGTCGTTGATGTCAAAGCCGAAGGCGTATTTCGAAGATTTTGATGTTGTCATAGTGGATGAAGTACATGGGGCAAAAGCCAAAAGTATCACAACCATAATGGAAAATTGCACCAATGCAAAGTTCAAGTTTGGTTGCACAGGAACTCTCTCTAATGAAAACGAAGAATCTGAGATAGACGAATTAGTTATAAAGGGTCTTTTCGGAAGGGTTGAAACAGTTTCCAAAAATAGAGAACTTATGGATAAGGGAATAATTACAGAAGCAACGATTCATCTTATTCATTTAAAATATACCGATAAGACGTTATGTTCCACGATAATCAAAGGTAATCAAGAAATTCGAGAAATCCAAGATTATACGACAAAAAGAAAAAAAATATTTGAAGCAGAGATTTCTTATGTCATAAATAGTGTCCTTCGTAATTTATTTATAAGGAACTTAGCGATGACTAGAAAGGGAAATACTATTGTGATGTTTCAGTTTGTTGAGAAACAAGGTAAGATTCTCTATGATTTATTTCATGACATTGCAGAGAGTGTTGGCAAGGAAGTGTTCTATATACATGGAAAGGTGAATGTTGTCGAAAGAAATAGGATACAAGAACTCGTGGAGAAGCAAGACAATATTATTCTTGTGTCATCGTTTGGAACTTCAAGTACAGGACTTGACTACAAAAATATCCATAACATCATATTTGCTTCTGGTTTTAAATCTAAAATCACTATGAAGCAAAGTATCGGTCGTGGATTAAGGAAACACAAGAATAAAGAAATGCTTCACGTATATGATATTGCTGATGATTTCTCAATGGGGAAAAAGACCAAAAATTTCATGTTTAATCATTTTATAGAAAGAGTTCAGATGTATAAAGAAGAGAAGTTTAAAATAGAATTAACGGAGTATGAAGTTGACAGCACCAATATTTTAAAAAGGATTCCTAAATGAGTTATAAGGTAGACAATGTTGAATTATACAGTGAAATTTACAACTATCATGAAGATTTGAGACATAATCCAGAGGCTAGGATTTCTGATAAACTTGGAAAGATGATACATACTATTGCTTTGGGGATGGTAGCTCGTCCAAATTTTTCTGGATACAGTTATAAGGATGAATTTGTGAGTTTAGGTGTTTACTATGCGTTGAAGTACCTTAAAAATTACAAACTTGAACGTAAGAACAGCCATGCTTGGGTGTCAAAAGTTGTCGAAAACGCTGCCATTTCGGTAATAAATGACGAAAAAAAGAAGCTTTATGTAAAGTATAAATCACAATTGAACAGCGACAGTATAATGAATATGTCTGACGAGACCAACTCTCAAATCCTAAAAGGCACGGCTGGTGATTTCACTAAGATAGAAGGATTTGTAAATGATTTCGAAAATAGTAAAGGATATAAAAAATAGTTTGGAAATCTGTCATAAATGTATTATATTGTTGGTGTTGGTGTTATGCATAGATGGTATTTTGAACTTATAAATTTAAAAAATAATAATGGCTAAAATCGCTATTGCGACAGATTTTCATTTTGGAGTACATGGTGATAGTCCCGAATTTTTAAAATATCAAAAACGTTTCTTCGATGAACAGTTCTTTCCATATTTAGATAAAAATGGAATTAAGGACATCATCTCGCTAGGGGACGAATTTCACTCAAGAAAAGATATAAATTACAATACTCTACATAAATCAAAAGAAATGTTATTTGATAGGGTAGAGAACGAAGGGTATCGTCTTAAGATAATTGTTGGTAATCATTCAACGTTCCATAAAGAACATAATGAGGTTAACTCTCCTAATCTTCTTTTCTCATCATACAATAACATAGAAATCATAGAGGAACCAACAACGCTTCGCTACGGTTCGAGTAAGCTACTCCTTATTCCTTGGATTAATAAAAATAACGAATCAGAGATTCTAAAGGCTATAAACGATAGTGAAGCAGAATATTTACTTGGTCATTTCGAAATAGTTGGACTAAAGCTTCGATCAAATTGGGAATTCAGTAAAGGGTTAGATAATTCTCTTATAGATAAGTTTAAAGAAGTTTGGAGTGGTCATTACCATTTAAAATTACAGAAGAATAATTTTTTATATCTAGGGACTCCTTATTGTATAGATTGGGGGGATGTTTTTGAAACCAAAGGATTCTATATTTTTGACACAGAACTCAAGAAACTCACCTTTATCAAAAATCATTTGAAGATATTCCACATAATAGAATATATCGATGACATTGATGTAGAAAATTTCGATTACAAAAAATACAGTGATTCTTATATAAGAGTAGTTCTTAATGAGAGCATTGAAGGATACCATAAATTCGAATTGTTTATAAAAAGGCTTGAAGAAGTTTCATATGAAGTTAAAGTAAATGAGAATTTCTATGATTGTATTAAGATTGGAGATGTTAATACAGCCACCACCACAACAGCAGATGATGATGCTGATGCAGACAACAAGATGGGTGGCCATTCAGAGACAACAATAGAGACCATCAAGAAGAGGTGTGAGGAGATAGAAATTGTTGATAAGGATAAATTGTTTAAGCTCATGAACTCTGCTTATTTAAAATCAAAGGAACTCCTTAACATATGATTATTTTCGAAAAGGTTCGGTTTAAGAACATCAACAGTGTTGGAAACTATTTCGTTGAGATTCCTCTTAACGAGTATAGGAATCTTGTTTTTTGTGGGAAAAATGGAAGTGGAAAAAGTTCCATATTACAAGCAATAACCTTTGGAGCCTTCGGCAAGCCATTCACTAGTATTAAGATTGGGACACTTGTTAACTCAATAAACAAGAAAGGTCTTGTAGTAGAATTATATTTCTCGAAGGGGGAGAAGTTGTATAAAGTTCTGAGAGGTCTTAAGCCAGATATCTTTGAGATATATGAGAATGATGTCTTATTGAAACAAGATGCAAAGAAAAATGACTATCAGAAAACACTTGATACTATTTTTGGATTTGATTTCAAGACTTTCATTAATGTAATAATTTTAGGGGCATCAAACAATGTTCCTTTCATGCAATTACCTGCTAAAGAGAGAAGAGACCTTATAGAAAAACTCCTTGATCTTGAAGTGTTTTCGGTAATGAATGATTACACTAAGAAAGAATTGAAGGATATAAACGAGCAAATCAAGGAAAATGATTCCTCGATTTACAAGGTTGAATTAAATATTGAATTCAAGGAGAAGTATAAGAAAGAAGCAGAGAAGGCTCTTAAGGATAAGATAACAGAACATCTAAAGAGTATCAAAGAAATTCAAGATAAGGTTGATGTTCTTACAACAGAGAGAAATTCAGTTATAGAAACATTATCTAATATTGATGTTAAGATGTATGAAGATTCCTTAAAGGAGTTTCAAGAAGAGCACAAGAAGATGTATGATGACGAAATAATGATAGAAGCTGGAAATACTATAAGCAGAAAGACATTAAAATTTCTTGACGAATACGATGTATGCCCTACCTGTAATCAACTTCTTGACGAAATATACAAACAACAAATTTATGATAATACAATCATAGTTGGAGCCGAAGGCATTAAAGCAGGGAAAGAAGAGATAAAGATTAAAATAAACAAGACGAAGGTGTACTTAGGTAAGATTCAGAATCGAAGAGAATACATTGATGCTTTAGCTGGAGATATTGCTATCCACAACAAGGATATTAAATTTTATAATAATGAAATAGAAAAGCTCAACAAAACAAATATAGACAATTGTGATGAAGCACTTGAAGGATTCTATAAATCTTTAAAGACCTCTCAATCAGAGAAGGATTCTCTCCGAGAGAAAAAGACTATTATAGATGTAGCTCTTATGTTGCTTAAGGATGATGGTATCAAAGCATCAATAATAAAGAAGTACGTTGGTCTTATAAATACATTAATAAACAGTTATTTGGAGAAATTTGATTTCTTTGTTAAATTTGAGTTGAATGAACAATTTGAGGAAACTTTTAAATCTCGATATGTTGATTCTTTTTCTTATTTGAATTTTAGTGAAGGAGAAAAAAAGAGAATTGATCTAGCTATTTTATTTGTTCTTAAAGAGATTAGCAAAAGAAAGAATATGGTGTCTTGTAATTTAATTGCATTTGATGAAACCATAGAAAGAATTGATGAACCTGCCGCAGATTGTTTTGCTAAGATACTGAGGTCAACAGATACGAATAACATTATAATTTCTCACGATGATAAAATTATTTCAAAATTCACTTCTTCTGATGATTGTGTGATGAATGTCTTTAAGAAAGGTAAATTTTCATATTATAAAAAAAACTAATAAAAACAAAAATTATGGATACAAATAAAATATTACAAGCTTTAGCGAAAGTTAAAAATAAAAAAGAGGAAGCTACGGCTACTCCTATTCGAGAAGAATATATGTTTGCTCTTCCTACGGATTTTAGAAACGGTTCTATTGCTAGAAAAGAAGCTAAACCAATGAGTGACATGATTGCTAATATCATGACTACAAAACCAAGAATCGATTTATCAAAGGTTCAGGAGGAATTGGACGACAAGTATGAGGAAGGTATAGATAAATTAGATTCTCCTTTTCCTGAGACACCAGAAGATATCGTAGGACTTGTATAACTATAAAAATATCATATGTTAAAACTTCATTCCGCAGACTCTAGTGTTGGACATGTCCGCATAGATCACAATAATATAGAATCGTATTTTAATTTCTCTCAGGATGCTTCTGAGTCTCAGGTCGAAATGCTAATAGAGGCACTTGAGAGAAAGATAGTTGATTGGGGGAATAAATCTGTAAAACTATTAAAGAAGTCAAAGACCCCTCAAGCAATCGCATTAGTCGAAGAATATGAGGAATTATATGATGAATTCTCTGATGATATGCAAGCAGAAGAATGCGAAGTTCAAGCCTATTGCGTTGTAAAAATGAATTCTGGAAACTTCTATACAGTTTCGGAAACGGTCGAAGAAATTGATGAACTTCTAAGGGATATAGAATACAATGAGAAATATGGCATCAGTCAATAATGTAACAAATATTTAACAATATAACAAAATGACGGAAATTGTAACAGATACTACACAATCTATAGAATGGCACGAAACATTCGATGGAATACTCTCAAAACTATAAGAAATATACAAAGAAAATTTGGAATTGAAGAAAGAATTGCTTATATTAAAAACGAAGAAAACAAGAAAACCTAAAACTAAAAACCATGTACGACTACAAAGCAAGAGTAATTAAGGTTATAGATGGTGACACGGTAGATGTCTCGATTGACCTTGGGTTTGACATTTTCCTTAATGAAAGAATTAGATTTCATGGGATTAATTGCCCAGAAAGCAGAACATCGAACAAAGAAGAAAAAATTAAAGGTCTTGCTTCGAAGGCATTTACCGAATCAAAACTTCCAATCGGAAAGGAAATCATTATTCAATCAAAGACTTTTTCAAAAGAAAAGTTTGGTAGGATTTTGGCTGACATCCTTGTGGATGGGGTAAACCTAAACGAAGAATTAGTAGAAGAAGGCTTGGCAGTAGTATTTATGGCTGACACAAAATAACAACTAAACAATTAACAACTATGACACAAGAAACATCAACAACACAGGAAGTACAGCAGGAAAACGTTCCAATCACTTTGAATTTGGATTTGAATTCAGTAAATTTTATTCTAGCCGCATTGGGTGAACTTCCAACAAAAAGTGGGGCTTATAGCCTTATGGCAGAAATTAAAAATCAGGGTGAGTCGCAGATCCCTGCACCTGAAGTTATTCCAGAAGGTTAAGACTTCTCTCGCTCTCGCACTCTCCCTCTAATAAAAATGGCAACATAATAAAAATGTTGCCATTTTTATTTGGAAATACTCAAAAAATGTTGTATATTGGTATAACTAACCAGCTTACAATAATGTCTAATAAAAATCATACTAAAAAGAAATTTAATATTCCCACCACCGACACTTCCACTCCTGCATCAATCTCAGATAACCAAAAAGAATCAGAGAGGAAAATATCTGACCTTCAAAAACGTCTTGTTGGAAAAAATCTTTTCGTTGCAACACCAATGTTTGGGGGAGTGTGTCAAGGAATGTTTGCAAAGTCTATAAATGAGCTTCTGATAATCGGAAACAAATTGGGTGTTGAAATTCGAACATCTAATATTTATAATGAATCACTTATAAATCGTGCTAGAAACTATTTGCTCCAATCTTTTATAGATTCTGGCTCTACTCACATTATGTGGATAGACGCGGACATTTCGTTCAATCCATATGACGTATTTACAATGCTTGCATATTGCGATGATAAAGATCCAGTGACTGGAAAGTCTATGGATATTGTTGGAGGACTTTATCCAAAGAAAGCTTTAGCTGCTGATAAAATGGTAGAAGCGGTAAAGGCTGGACTATGTGATGAAAATCCAGAAGACATTTTCAAATATTCTGGTGATCTTGTTGTAAACCCTGTGAATGGTGGTGGAAGTATAGATATCACGAAACCAATTCAGGTATCAGAACTTGGAACAGGATTCATGTTGACAAGTAAAGAATCTATTATTAGAATTCAGAATAAGAATCCTCATTTGCAGTACACTCCAGATCATGTTAGAACAGCAGGTTTTGATGGTAGTAGGAAAATCTATAATCTATTTGAGATTAAGATTGACGAAGTGTCGAATCGTCTACTCAGTGAGGACTATGCATATCTTAAATTAGCAAGAGAAGCTGGTGAAAATATTTTTGTATTTCCTTGGATCAAACTTACACACATAGGAAATTGGCATTTCCAAGGTGATTTGCAATCGTTAGCAGTCCTTTATAATAAGATTGGAGATGACTTCCACATCAGTCTTAGTGGACCACTTGTTCGTAAGCATAAGTAAATTATTACAGGCACTCCCACCACCAAAATGGGAGTGTCATTAATAATCAAATATCCTCATTTTCTTCTTGCATTTCTTAAAAACATGTTGTATATTATATCAACACTGAGAACATATAAACATAATCAAGATAATGAAAATATCAAAGAGCACTCTTAACTTACTCCTTAGTCTCACTAAGATTAATCCTTCAATCTCTATTAAGAAGGGAAATATTCTATCGACTATCAACATTGGTGTAGTAGATGGAAGAACTGTTCCCATCAAAACAGTTCTTATACGAGCAGAGGTTCCAGAGGAATTCCCTATCAATTTCTCAATTTACAATCTAAAGCAGTTTCTAGAAATTGTAGACACTTTCGAGGGAGAGCCAGATTTCGATTTCAAAGACTCCTATGTAACAATTTCTGAGAAGAATAATAGCATTCGATATGGATATTGCAAACCTACTTTAGTCTTAATTTCTGAGTTAGATAATTTGGAGTTAGGAGAAGATAAGGAGAATTTCATGTTAGATTCAAAGACTATCATGAGGCTAAAAAAACTCTCAGGAGTTTTGAAGCATGATGATTTATTCATAAAAAATTCTTCGGATGGAAAGGGTATAGAGTTTATTCTCACTACGGTAACAGAAGGTTCTACAGGAGAAGATAGTACAAATGATTCTGTGCTTACAATAGAGAAGGAGACTTCTGCGGAGTTCAATGTGAAAATTTCTATGAAGAATCTTACTTATGTTATCACCACAGATAAGGCCGTTTATAATGCAAGAATTGGTAATTATAAGGGCAAAGATATGTTGGTTCTCGAAAACCTTGGAGAGACAAAAATAACCTACTTTGTTGGAAGGAAGAAGTAACAATGATGCTCCTCACTGAATGCCCCTCTAATAATTGGTACACTGTTATCAGAGGGGATTGTTGTGGTTTAAATGAAGGTGATACTATATTTTTTGTAAATTCCCCAAAAAATGGTAAGTATCATATTATAAAGGACGAATACTCTATCGAAGATGTTGGCGTCTTTATAAACAAGGAAGACGCTGAAAAAATAATAATAACCCTATTAGTTTTATGATATATGAAAACCAAAAATTATAAGAATGAGTAATCAAGAAAATCAATACGTTTGGACAGAAAAGTATCGTCCTTCTAAAGTGCAAGACCTTGTACTTCCAGATTCCGTCAAGAAGAAGTTCAAGGGAATTCTAAAAAAAGGAGAGATGACTAATATGTTATTCTTTGGTGGATCAGGTGTTGGAAAAACCTCATCCGCTAAAGCTCTGTGTTCAGAATTAGGATTTGAATATATGTTCATTAGAGGGAAAGATTGTGGAATAGATACTGCAAGATTTCTTCTTCCAGAGTTTGCTTCAGGGATGTCCTTTGGTAGTAACAATAGGCGTGTGATTCTTGTGGACGAATGTGAGAAGATGACTGAGGATTTCGCTAAAGCTCTACAGTCATTTGTTGAGGAATTTGCAGATAATGTTGCTTTCATACTTACAACAAATTTCCCGAATAGGCTTTCACCTGCTATACGGTCAAGGTTCAATGATGTGTGTTTTGATATATCAGGAAGAGATGAGAAGAATAAAATGTTTGGAGATATTGTAGAAAATATTTCAAGTATTCTAGATAAGGAAAAAATAGTATACGATAGGAAAGTAATCTCAAAGTTTGTTTTGAATCATTTCCCTGATATGAGGAAGACGCTTTCAGAGCTTCAAATATATTCTCTCGAAGAAGGTGTTATTGATACTGGAATTCTTTCCATAAAGAATGATGAGTACGAAGGTTTAATGGGGAATTTAAAATCCAAGAACTTTCGTGAGATGCTTGAAACAGTAAAAGAGAATGATATAGAATTCATAAAGGTTTCAGAGTATCTCTTGACTCGATTGGATGCAATTGACAGTCGATCTGTAGCAGTTATTATCAAGCTTATAAATGAGTACGACTACAAGAATTCCTTTGTACAACATAAACAAGTGAATCTAATTGCGTTTCTAACTGACATCATGGCTAATGTGACATTTTTATGAATATCTTCGACATTATGAATGATATCTCAAATGGCAAAGAGGTGAAATTTTCTAGGGAAGAAATTGAAGAACATTACAATCAATTCTTCGTTATGGATTGTTTCTCTAAATTTGAAGATTCCATATTTATTACAAATGAAATAAATTCATTTAAGTCTTCTTTGAGTAAATATGACCATTATTTATATTTACACTCCACAATGAGAAAAAGAAGCAGACGTATATCTTGCCCTTCCAAAAAGATTGCTAAAGACGAAGGAAACCTCTTAATAATTATGAATGCTTATGATTATAGTAGAGAGAAAGCAAAGGTAGCTATGAGGATTTTAACCGAAGACCAAATCCAATCTCTAATACAAGATGTGGGAGGAGTATTAAAATGATTACAATGAAAAATAACAAACAGTGGATAGATATTCTAATAGCAATACATAAGACAGGTTCTATTCGAAGTGCCTCTGTAGAACTCGGTGTAACTTATAAGACCGCATGGAAAAGACTTAATCGTCTTAAAAATCTTTATCCTGAATATGAGTTAGTGGCAACCTACAATGGTGGTAATCGAAGAGGTGGAACTTTTATAACAGAAGATGGTTATAGAATACTTCAAGAATTAAAATTAAGAATCTTTGAATAATTGTAGTATATTGATAATAATAAAAATAAATCTATGAAACTTATAAAACCTTCATTTGAAATACTCGAATCACAAGGATGTCTTAAAGATATCGAACTTGCAGGACGCACCTGCTACCAATCTCAAGATAAAATATCAGAAGATAATTCATCTGCTATAACATTTGTTAAGAATCTTCTCAAGAGAAAACACTATGCTGTGATTGAGTTTGGAGAAAATGTAGTTCTAAAAATCAATGAACCGCTTTGGAGTTCTTTGATGGATGTTGCACATATGCCATTCTTTCAATCATTTCAACTTTCTTGTTATTCTTCTAATAAGATTCTTCTCTCCATGAATCCAAGAACCGCTATAGAATTTCTAGAATTTATTGCAGAAAATGCAAACCTTTATCATTATGATAGTAATATAAAAAAACTTGCGGATACTATAATAAGTAGTTTTCCACTCACTCTTGTAGGTAGTTTTGTTTCAGTTTTTCCATATTCACTAACAAATCCAGAATTATATGAACACGCTACTCTAGATTTTGATATCGAAAAACTTGTTCATCATACAGTTACAGTTAGGATTTCATGTGACAGAGGAGTCTCACATGAAATCGTTCGACATCGTAAATGTTCCTTTGCACAGAAATCTACAAGATACTGTGACGAAAAAGGTGAGATTGAGTTTATTGAACCTTGTTGGGATTATGTTGTAGACGGTTCTAATTTTATTTTACCTTTGACGTATGATGAAATTGATTACAAAGAATTACGTAAAAAAGGTTGGTCTCCTCAAGAAGCAAGAGCTATTCTTCCTAACGCTTTAGCGACCGAGATATACATAAAAGCTCCGATCACTGAATGGAAACATATTTTCAAATTAAGATGTGCAAAAGATGCGCATCCGCAAATGCTAGAAATAATGTTGCCTTTAGAAGAAAATTTTAAGAAACGAGGTTTAATCTAATAAATTCTAATATCATTTTTTCCTGAGATATATGTAATGTTTCACTATGACCTCCACCAAACATTATCTCAGGTTTGTGGTATAGAAATAGAGATTTTACCTTATCTTCTAATTCCATAACATATTTAGAATCACCTGTCCATTCATATAAGGTTTCACGATTGTATGGCATACTCTTTTTGTGGGTATATCTTTTATCAACGGTTTTTGAAGTAATTCCAATCTTTAGAAACACTTCAGAATCGTTATAACATTTTAAAAGGTAAATTGTAGCGATATCATATTTTTCCTCGAATCTTATAGCATTTAATCTTCTTTGATTTTCTGATTTACATTTTGGACATCCGTTGCCTGATAAATGACTTGCTGGTCTTTGTTCAAACTCTCCATGTATAGGACAAATTATTATAACTTTAATTTTGGATTGTTTATAATCAACTTTAGAATAATCGTATTTATCTCCATGAACCAAGATTGATCTCTGAACGAATTGTTCTGTTGATGACCTATATTCATCAGCTTTGCATTTTGGACATCCGTTGCCTGATAAATGATTATTTGGAATTTGTTCAAACTCTCCATGTTCAGGACAAATGATTATTACTTTACTCATACATTGTTTATAATCAACTTTAGAATAATCGTATTTCTTTTCTCCATGAACAAAAATAGCTTTCCGAATGAATTGTTCTATTGATGACCTATCTCCATCATCTTTGCATTTTGGACAACCTTGCCCAGATAAATGAGAATTTGGAGTCTGTTCAAACTCTCCATGAATAGGACAAATGATTATTGCTTTAGTTTTGGAATGTTTATAATCAACTTTAGAATAATCGTATTTCTTTTCTCCATGAACAAAAATAGCTTTCTGAATGAATTGTTCTGTTGTGGATTTTTTATTGGAACGAGGCTTATAAATAGAGGTACAGGTGTCTAACATTTTAGTTTAGTTTAATTATTATGGTTCATTAGATACAGCCTTCGGATGCTGGAAACATGGCGGAAGGCATTTTTATACTTATATTTATAAAACTTTAATTCTCCTCTTGTATATTCAAAAATTTTATCGTATATTAGAGTAACATTAAAATTAAATAAATGCCTAGACTTACAAATGAAGAACAAAAAAGAATTCTTAAATTATCTGAAAACGGATTCTCTTCGAGAGGAATTGCCGAAGAAATTTTTGGCAAAACACATAGAAAATCTACTATCAATGATTTTCTGTACAAATCCAAATCCAAAGCAGAAATTGCTCCGAAAAAATTAGGAGCAAGAATTTTATTGGTGGATATCGAAACCAGTCCAATTTTGGCTTATGTATGGGGCAGATGGAAACAGAATGTACATCAGGCACAAGTTGTTAATGAGAGCTTTATACTCACATACTCCTGTAAATGGTTAGGGGAAGAAGAAATTCTTTATGGCTACTTATCTCCATCCGAAGTTAAACTAGAAAATGATTTCAGGATAGTTAACGAATTGAGAGATATCATTAATTCCGCAGATATTTTAATTACTCATAACGGAATTCAGTTCGACTTCCCGATTATCAATACGAGATGTGTTTATCACAGAATTGCTCCGCCTTCCAATTATAGACCAATCGATACATTGAGGATTGCTAGAAACAAATTTAGATTTAGTTCTAATAAGCTAAATGACATTTGTGAATATCTAGGACTTGGCATTAAAGAAGATAATGGTGGATTTAGTACATGGGTAGGATATCTAAATGGAAAAACAGAAGCTATCCAAAAAATGGTTACTTACAATATAAAGGATGTTGAACTTCTAGAAAACCTTTATCTTAGACTTAGACCTTTTGATAATTCACATCCTAACATTCAGATTTATCAAAAGGATATTAATAATATATCATGTCCTTGTTGTGGAAGTGAAGATATCCAAAAAACTGATAAATTATTCTACACGAATCTGTCGGCATTCGATGCTTACTTCTGTGTAGATTGTGGGAAGAGGTTTAGAGGAAGGAAGAATGTTATTAAAAAAAATGAAAATCTTATTATCGGAACTTAGAGACATGAAGAAGTATGAACGTAATAAAAAGATTATATATAAAATATCTCATCAAAAAGAATTTCACCATAGAGTTTGTTAATACAGGTATTGTGGAAAATTTTGAAGTGAAATGGGATAAATTTAAACAATGTTTTTTTGTTGAATATGATTTAAAGCCTCCTCCTCGACCGAGTGAGATTGTAAAAATGGTAGAAGCAGAAGAAGCAGAAGAAGTTGAAGCAGAAGAAGTTGAATCGGAAATATAATATTTAGACATGCCAAAAATAAACGAATGGTTCTACACAAACCTCACATATCAAGATGATTTTATTTATGTGAAAGGTTATTATCAAGATGGGACTCCCTTTATAGGGAGGAAACCATACAAGCCATACTGTTTTGTAAAAGGAGCAGGAGAGTATAAAACATTTGATGGTTCGTCTCCTCTACGAAAGAAAGAGTTTGAGAGTGTATATGAAATGAAGAATTACACTTCTACTAAAAAACCAAATGGAGAATTTCCTGAAGTATTTGGTCTTGGTGTAGATGGAAAGTATATAAGCCAAAGAGAATTGGTCTATAGCTTTCTTGCTGATAATTTCGAAAAAGAGATTGAATTTAATGTTGATTACATTGGTATCCTGAATTTCGATATTGAGACAACTTCTCTCTCAGCCCAAACTGGTGAAATTCTTTCTATATCATGTTCAGTAACAAGGAATAAGGAGACTACATATAAAACCTTTGGTCTGAAGTTCTACACAGGCACTGAGGTTCTAAATTACGAGCGTTGCGATGATGAACAAGAAATGCTGAAGAAGTTCTGTAAGTTTGTCAAAGCTTCTGATGTGGATGTGATATCTGGATGGAATTCTCAAAGATTTGATATTTTATATCTATGTGACAGAGTTTACGAGAATTACAAAAAAGATTGGTTGAAACTTCTCAGTCCATTCGGCTTGATGCCTAAAAAAATTCATAAGAAAACAAAAAATCGAAAGACAGGGCAGGATGAGGAATACGATATTTGGAAAATAGAAGGGCTTTCTGATTTAGATGGAATGAGACTCTATGCCAAATATGATACTTACAATGGTTCGCTTTCCTTGAATAACATAGCGAAGCGTGAGTTAGGGGAAGAGAAGTTGGATTATTCAGAATTCGGTTCTCTTGCAAGGTTATATGAAGAGGATTTTAATACTTTTATTAATTATAACCAGAAAGATGTTATACTTGTTGATAAGATTTTAAACAAGACAAAACACATTGAACTTGCTATCACTATTTCTTTCTTGGCGAAGATAAACTTCGAGGATAGTTTCAGTCCGATTGTGACTTGGGATATTCTTATTTATAATTATTTGTATAATAATGGAATTATAATTCCTCGTAGAAAGGAAAACAAAAAGGATAAAAAGAATATTGGGGGTGCTGTTCGTGATGCAAGAGTTGGGTTTTCAAACCATGTTATTACTACTGATGCAACTAGCCTTTACCCTTCTATAATTGTATCGTTGAATATCTCTCCTGAGACTTTCATAAGGAAGGTTACGGATATTAGTGTCGAGTTATTAAATGAAAAGAATTACTCTAAGGCTTCTAATGGATGCCTGTTTGATAATAATAAGCAAGGTGTTCTTTCCTATCTCGTTGGAAATATTTTTTATAAGCGAGTAGAGTATAAGAATTTGATGAAGGAAGAGAAGAAGAAGAATAATGGTGATAAAGACCTTATCAATAAATTGGATATCTTTCAGTATGCAATGAAGATTTTAATTAATAGTGCATACGGGGTATTCTCTTCCGTACATTTCAGATATTTTAATATCGATCTTGCTGAAGCCATAACTGTCACAGGACAGAACATCATTGGGAAAACAAATGATTCCGTTAACAAATATCTTAATGAATATTTAGGAAATGAGATAGATAAAGATTATATAATCTTCTCCGATACAGATTCATCTGCATTTACAATTGACTCTATTGTAAAGAAAAAAAATCCAGAAAATGTAACAGATTTTATGGATGAGTTTTATAAAAATAACATTGAACCATATTTAACCAATGTTATAAATAAGTTTGCAGTGGATCATAATTTCTTCATAAATTCTATAAGTTTCAAAAGAGAAAAGATAATTACAAAGATGGTTGTACTTGCGAAGAAAAAATACTATGGAATTGTTACTGATAATGAAGGATTCAGATACACAAACCCAGAGATGTTTTTGACAGGAGTAGAGATTGTCCGTTCCTCAACACCTGAAGTTGTAAAAATACCTCTCAGAGAATGCATGAATTTTAGTCTAAGTGGAACAGAGAAAGAGCTTCAGTTGTATATCGAAAAATTCAAAAAAGAATACATGACGCTTACACCAGAAGCTATATCATTTCCAAAAGGTGTTTCTGATATGTCAAAATATATACAAAAGACAGGATTTAGAGACGGAACTCCTATTCAGGCAAGGGCATCTATTCTATATAATGAATTGTTAAAAGAGCATAAATTGGAGACGAAATACGAAGCTATAACTAATACTGACAAGATTAAATTTGTTTACCTTAAAATGCCGAATCCTTTATTTCAAAATGTTATGGGATTTAAGACTTCTTTGCCGAAAGAATTTGGACTTCACGAATATATTGATTATAATACAATGTACAGTAAAACCTTTCTCTCTCCATTGGAAAGTATTTTAAATGCGGTTGGATGGTCAGAAGAAAATGATGATGAAAAAGAAGGATTTGATATTTAATTAATAAAACAACAAAAATATGTGGGTAAAATCTAAAAATTTACTTTCTCCTAATTACACAACTGTTCAAGAGGAGAAAGCTCCTAGTACTACAGTAGACTTACATTTCTACATAACTGGAGCTGATGTAGATACGGTTGATAATGTGGCAGATGCTGTGGAGGATTTGATGAATCACGGAACAAAATCCAAGTACCTAAAGAAAAACATTATTCTTGATGAAATTCTATTGCTCGAAAACGGCATTAGAATAGGTGTGGCAGGGAAGGTTAATAATATTAGGCTTAATGAAGAAAGACCTGAATACGACAATTCCAATAGAGGAGAATTACTCAAAAGATTGACTAGTAAAATGTAATATCTATCACACACACACATGAAAATTTGCATTACTTCCATAAATAAGGATAACTACAATGAACTGTCCGCAATTACATGGCCTAATAAAGTAGAGTATGCCAAAAGACACGGTTATGATCATTATCTGAAAACAGAAGAGACCATGTTGAATAATGGTCTCGTAATTGGATTTGAGAAGATATATTATATTTTAAATATGCTTTCCCACCACGAAGATTATGATTGGATTTGGCATGTTGGATGTGATACTCTTGTCATGAATTATGAGAAAAAGATTGAGGATGTCATATCACTTGCTACTAATGATGAATCTTTCATTGTTGCTACGGATTGGAATGGTATAAACATGGACAGCTTTCTCGTGAAGAATTCTCCTAAAGGAAAGAAGTTACTTGAAGATTGTTTTGCAAGTCATGTTCTATACAATCATAGATGGTTTTTCGAACAGCAATTCTTTTGGGATAATTACGAGACTTTAAAGCAACACATAAAGATAGTTCCTCAAAGAACTATGAACAGTTTTTTGGCGAAGGAATTGTATCCACAGGAGAATCTTTTTGATACATTAGGCACTAGTTCTCAATATGTAGATGGAGATTTATTACTTCACTTACCTGGAATTCCTTTGGCGAACAGGATTGATATTTTAAGTAAATTTTTATCTATTGTAAGAAAATGAGAAGAACTATTTTAATTACAGGTCATAAAGGTCTTATTGGAACACATCTGAAAGAACATTTCTTTTGTGTGGCGGGGGATGATGTTATTGGAATTGGCAGAGAAACGTGGGGGCGTATAAAAGAAAATAAGGAAACATTCTCGACCTTCCTCCATAAACAGAAATTATTTCCAGATGTTATTATTCATTGTGCAGGAGAGATATACAATGAATCAAATATGTTCGATACCAATGTGGAGCTTACAAAACAGATTCTTGATTATGTTGTAGAGAATTCTAATGTAGAAATGATTAATATTTCTTCATCCTCTATATATGGAAAAGTAGGATATCCAACGTCAGAACGTGATATTATCGTCCCACAGGATATTTATTCAACTACGAAGGGGATAGGTAGCATTATGTCGATAGGATATGGTAGGAGGTACAATCTCAAAATTACAGATGTAAGACCATATTCCATATATGGTGTAGGAGAGAAAAGTCATAAACTCCTTCCAAGTCTTTTTAGGGCATTTACCAATAATGAACCAATGGTTCTTTCTGACGGAATGCACGATTGGACATATATCGAAGACTTTCTTGAAGCAATAGATAAAATAATCTCAAAGAAAGATAAACCATTCGGAGATATTGTTAACATTGGTTCAGGAATAGAGACCTCAAACTTCGATGTCTATATGGTGTTTGCAAAGTATTTTGGTTTCGATTCACAGGCAGTGACATTAAATCATGATGGTTATCTGAGAGAAAGAGATACTCGAACATGGTGTTGTAATAACCGATACTCAAAAGAGTTCTACGATATTGAGTATAAATATACAGTAGAAAATGGAATTTTTAAAATAATAGATAAATTAACAGAAAAATTATGAGTACTACTACACTTAATAAAATTATCACGAATAAAGGAAACGAAGTTGTTATAGATTTAAATGATCCTCTTTTAAAAGAGCACTTCGAAGCTACCAGTTCATTCACCAATGTCATCATCAATCAGATTAACACTGAAGGATTATATACTGAGTACTTTAAGGATTTAAGGAAAAAAGCCACAATCCTTGATATCGGGGCAAATGTTGGCATTTTTTCTCTTTATGCACAGGATGGTAAAAATAAGGTTTATGCTTTAGAACCAACACCAGAACATTTTGCTCTTCTTGAAAAGACAACAAACGACTTTACTACCATCAAAAGATTTAATGTTGCACTTGCTCCATATGATGGGAATATTGAATTTTACTTGTGCGATACCAATACTACAATGAACTCAATAGCCAATGGATATGGTAAATCTATTATTGTTGATGGGATTAGATTAGATAGTTTTATTGAGAAAAATAAGATTAAGACTGTCGATTTTATTAAGATAGATATCGAAGGGTCAGAGATGTTAGCTCTTACAGAAGAGATTATAGCAAACGTCAAGGATAAAGTAAAGGTTTGGTTCTTGGAAGTACATGCAACTGATGATAGTTCTCTCCAACAGAATAGAAAAATTCTTAAAGAAAGATTTAAGAACTGTGGAATTGAAGTGGTTAATATTGGAAATGATGGATTGATTAGTAAATAATATGAAAGACTCATTGATTTTAAAGCAATTAGAGAGACGTATCATAGATATAACGTATAATAACAAATTATCACATCTATCTTCCACGTTATCTTCTTTACCTATTATATTGGAAATCTATAATCAGAAAAAGGAAGACGAAGTATTCATTCTTTCGAATGGTCATGCAGGACTTGCATTATATGTGGTAATTGAATTTTTCTATGGTATTTCTGCTGAGTACCTTATCAAGAAACATGGAATACATCCTAGTAGAGATATTGAAAATAAATTGTACTGTTCTACAGGTTCTCTTGGTTCTGGACTTCCTATTGCAGTTGGTCATGCTCTTGCCGATAGGTCAAAAAACGTTTACTGTTTAGTATCGGATGGAGAATGTGCCGAAGGCAGTATATGGGAATCTCTTGCGTTTATTCATAAGATAGGATTATCGAATCTTAAAGTTTATACAAATATCAATGGACTCTCTGCGACAGAAGAAATTGATGTTACATATCTAATAGAAAGATTACAGGCGTTTGTACCTGATAAAGAAATTCTTCATGTACGATATAATATCAAAACACCAGTATCAAGTTTCACACAAGGAATTGAAAGCCATTATCATCAAATAACAAAAGAAGAATATGAGACGTACATTCTCTAAGTGTCTTTACGAAGCCATGCAAAAAGATGAGAATATCTACCTACTAACAGGGGATTTAGGATATGGTATTCTTGATAATATCTTAAAAGATTTTCCTAATAGAGCATTTAATGTTGGAGCAGCAGAACAGTTATTAGTAGGCACAGCAATCGGATTAGCACAAGAAGGAAAGATACCGATATGTTATTCGATAACTCCATTTCTTTTATATAGACCGTTCGAGCTTATAAGAAACTATCTTAATCATGAGAAGGCACAAGTAAAACTCGTTGGTTCAGGAAGAGGGAAGGAATATGAGCATGATGGAATTTCTCATTGGTGTGAAGATGACGAAGATATCATGAACAACTTTGATAATGTTGTATCTTATTATCCTGACACTAAGCGACAAATCGTAGACGAGTTCGATGAATTCCTCTACGATGGATGCCCTGCGTACTTGAGTCTATCACGCTTTTAAAAGACCTAGAATGTAGTTGTAACGGGTGGTGGTGTCTTGTAATCCAATGGAGCCACCGTTTACACGTTTCCTTACATTTCCAATATTACCTGTATCAGCAATTTTGTTTATTCCATTTTTTGACCACCAACTAAGGCTCCCTACTAACGCACCTTCTTTTATGGAAAGGTATTTTATGGTTTCGTCTAGTGATTTCTTTAGAGATAAAGATAGTGTTGTGTAGTTTTGTTTTCCAGTTATTTGAATAAGGCCACGACCTCTGAACTTCCATCCATCCTGCGAAGCTTCGTCACCATTTCCCATTCGGTTGGCGTATATACGACTAGCAATCAGGATTTTCTTTCCAACATACTTGTCAACATTCTCTTCGTTAAAATATTTTGGAAATACCTGTAGAAGTCTTTCACGATTATAGTTTAAGTTTTCTTCAAGAATTGTAAAGTTTCCTGTCTCGTGTACAGTATTAGCAAGAAATGCAGAAACTCTGTTAATCGTATTTACTTCATAGATAGGTAAGAATTTCTGAAGAAGAGCAAACCATTCTTTATAATTCGGATTACCTTGAAGGATCTTCTTAAGATCATCGAGAGTCAGGAATGGAATTGCGTATTCTACCTTTAATGGTGCTTGAACAATAGGAGCAGTAGGAACAGTAGGTGCTGGAACATCAGTAGGAGCTTTTGGAACAGTAGGAACAGTAGCAGGAGCCACCGACGAAGAAGAAGTTTTTTCACCAAATCCAAATATAGTTTTTAATAGTGTAATCATTTTATGTTTTTCTTATATTTATATATGTCAGAAGAAGGTGTAGTAAATAAGAGCAGACGTACTCAATGCCATCAAAGTAAAACATAGCCAAGCAAAGATATTATCGACCAAGGTATTTGTATATATCCCCATGATTTCTTTATCATTGCATATATGGATTATAAAGTAAATTACAGGACTAGCAGATACTCCATAAAGCAAAGCAGCATAAAGAAGAGAATTGACCACAGATATATGAAAGAATGGGAGAAACAACGATAATAACATACTAAGTGCTATGATTATATAGAATAAAGGAGCATCTTTATATGATTTTGATAATCCTTGAGGTAAATCGTATAAATCTGCAATCATAAAAGCGATAGTGCTTGCGAGAACTGGTATAGCAAGAAAGGAAACTCCTATAATTCCAAAAGTAAACAACCAGAATGCATGTTCTCCTGCAAGAGGAAGCAATGCTTGAGCAGCATCATTAAGGGTTACTATATTATGAATTCCATTAGGAAAGAGAGTAGCACCACATGTTAAGATAATCCCCCATGAAATAAGATTAGAGAAAATCATTGCGATATTAGAATCAAATAACATATTCGATAATCTCTTTTTTGTTACATTCGTATATTTTCGCTCTATTCGTTCATCTCGTTCTGCACTACTTTGATACACCCAACAATAAATTGTTATAGTAGTTCCAAGGACACCTGTTAGTACTAGAAAATATTCCTTAGTCCATTCTATTTGTGGTATAAATGTTGCTCTAAGGACTTCAAACCAATCAAGGTGTATGGTTAAAGGAAGAATAAGATAAACTACTAAAGTGAACGCTAGCCATTTTAATACATTTGATATGGTTTTGTAACTCCATCCAACTAACGCTACTATCATCATCATCACAAATATAACACTCCAAGTCTGTGATTTAAATTTTGGTACTAACATATGCATCACAGACCCAACAGCAAATATATCTGCCGAAATATTTAAGATGATAGCAATAAGTGTTATACTAACAATACTATATAAAACAGATTTAGAATAATGTTCTTTGAGTACACCAACTAATCCTCTTTTTGTGACAAATCCGATTTTTGCAGACATTCCTTGAATATTTTGCATCAAAGGAATAGTTAGAAGCATAGACCACAAAAGTTTAAAATGAAATTGTGCACCAGCTTGGCTATATTGGAGAATGCCACTAGCATCATCATCACTTCCAGCAACGATTATCCCAACACCTATTCTGTTCCAGAACTCTTTAAGTTTACCTATAACTATCGTTAGTGGCTTTTTGCCCATAATATGCAGATTTATTGGATTGTTTAGGGGATTACACCTATATTTATAAAAAAGACGTTTTTCTTCTTGCATATTCGAAAAATATGTTGTATATTAACATAATCAATAAAATAATAAAACAATAAAAACATGGAACAGATCTTCATAGAAGATAAAGTTGTAGAAGCATTCATCGATATTATGGATGGCACGACTTGGTACGCATTAGAAGAAATGACTGGAATGTCCGAAAGTAGATGCAAAGAAATAGAAAATTTGTACTACGAAATTTTAACTAACATTAAAGATAACGAAAAACTATGAACCCAATCACAAAGCCAAGAGATGAAGACGAGTACTATGACCGAAGAGAGAAGACCGAAAACGAACTTTTCTGTTATTCTTGTGGAAGGATTGTTAAAAATACTTTAAGTGTCTGTCCTTCTTGTGGACGTATCGTAAATTACCGTGCATTTGATGAAAGAGATGATTTAAATATTGTTTTTTCTATTTTATTTGCTATATTCGGACTAACGATTAGTATTATATTCATAGCATTTACAGTTCCTCCTGTTCAGGTTTTCGTTTTGGTTCAGTTATTAATATCATTTATATTTTTGTGTATTGTTGGAATAGTAATAGGAATTTTCATTTCTTATTCGTATGTTGGAGGATGGATAAAGAATCATAATAAAAATAATACATCTAAATAAACCATTATGGAAAACAACATCAATGAAATTTTCAACAAGATTAGAAATACCTCATCGAAAAATGGAAAGATTGACATTCTTAGAGAGAATTCTGATAATGACCTCTTGAAGAAGATTCTACTTTACACTTACGACCCGACGAAGAACTATTACACTACAACTTATGCCTATCCTACAGTAAAGAGTAGTGAACTTGACATCAATCACGTATTTGAGGTATTGGATTCTTTGGTAAGTAGAAAGGTCACAGGAAATTCTGCCAAAACACTTCTTACTAAAATCGAAGGTCTGCTTAACGAAGACGATTCTGTAGTACTAAGAGGAATCATTGGAAGGTCACAGATGTTAGGAATTGATGAGAAGAGCATAAATAAAGTGTTTTCGAATCTTATACCAAGTATCGGCTACTGTCGTTGTTCGCTAAAGCTAGATACTATTAAATATCCTGCAATCATAGAAACAAAATTGGATGGTTTGTTTTGTAATGTCGTATATGAGAATGGAATCCTTAAATTCCTTACTCGTAATGGAACAGAATTCATCCTAAAATCTCTTCATGATGAGATTCTTCATACATTACAAGGCGTAGAAGGAATTGGGGATGTTGTTCTTCATGGTGAGTTGCTTGTATCAAATTTAGCTGGTTCAGTAGAAAGTAGAAAGATAGGAAATGGTTTGGTAAATTCTATCCTAAAGAAAGAACAGACTCTCGAATCTTTACAGAAAAAAATAGAAGGCACAGAAGGAACATCAAAGTATTCTAAGATTAGTTCTGAGATTACTTCAAAGATGAAAGAATTCGAAGATACCGACCATCGTCTCCAAATTGTTTTGTGGGACATGTTGCCTCTCCACGAATGGGAATCTGACTATTGTGGGGTTAATTATATAAACAGGTTTAAAACATTAGAAGGTTTAGAAAGTTCTCATGTAAAAATTGTAGAATCGAAAATTGTCAACAATGTAGAGGAAGCACAAGAATTCTATGCTAAACAGATTGGATTAGGTAGGGAAGGTGCTGTAATTAAGAACCTAATCGCAAAGTGGAAAAATCATACAAGTCCTGATATGGTTAAAATGAAAGCGGAGCGCGAATGTGAACTGCTTGTAGTAGGTGTTCAGGAAGGAGAAAAGAAATATACTGGCGGTCTTGGGGGGTTGCTTTGTGAGTCTTCAGATGGTGTTGTGAAGGTTACTATAGGTTCGGGTTTTAGTGACGAACAGAGAGGATTTAAACGAGTAGACGAAAACGATTCCTCAAAAGGTTTGAAATTGATTGAAGGATTTGATATAAATTCTTATATTGGAAAGATCGTGACGGGTAGATTCAACGAATTGATCACATCACAAAGTAAAGACACATGGTCATTATTCCTTCCAAGACTTATATCTTTCCGAAATGATAAGACAGAAGCAGATAATTTCGAATACATTCAGAATCTATGACATTTAAAGAGAAAAAGCTTAGAGAGATTCGAAGTAGAGGAGAGTTTAGAGAATTCGAATCTCCCTATGGAGGCATTGAGGTTAGGTTGACTTTAAAAACTGAGTCTCGTTTACCCCTGAATGAACAATTCATACCAGTTGAATATCTAAAAACTAAACTAGTAGAAGAGCTATATCATTTTCTTTATAATGAGGTTGTAGAGGATTTGATGAAACTTATGGATGATGTGTCGAAACTCAAAGACACATATGAGGTTCGAGAAAAAATATCAAATCTTATAAATAATTACTGATAAGATTTGGAATTCTCAAAAAATGTATTATATTATAGTAATCAACAAAACATTAAACATAAAGGATAAATTAAATGGAAAAGAGAACAATCGTTGTAACTGGTGAAGTGGAATTTGGAACCAGAAAGGAATATGCTGAGTATCTTGCAGGATATGGCATTGGAGTCGGAAATTCCGTAACTAAATCTACGTTTGCTTTGATTACCAATTCAGACGTAGAAACTACGAAACTTTTAAAGGCTCGTGCACTTGGGGTTCCGATTTATGATGAATATGCATTTCTAGATATGCTTGATACTTTGGAACCAGAAGAGGAGGAAGTAGCATGAGCAAAGCATTCGACCTTATAAGCTACAACCAGTCAGAAGAGTTTAACAAGAACACTAATGCTGATGCTGACGTATTTCCAGAAGAGATTAATGCCGACATGTTTATAAGTGTACTGGCAACATATTTTCTAATGCTCGTGGATAATCATACGGTAGAAGAGATTCAGGAATTCACACAGAAGTCGAAAGAGATAGCAGAAGAGATTATAAGCGTTGCTGATCTTTTGAGAGAGTTTCGGGAAGAAGACAGTTCTGAGGAGGACAAGAAAAATTGACACAGGAAAAACTTTTTTTTACTCTCACTCTCATAGGTTTGCTTATTCTATTGGCTATGAGAGTGAGGAAGGATTTCGATCTTTATTTTAAAGATTGCATTATGGAACATGGTGAAGAAACGAAAGATGAAAATGGGAAGAGAACTTGGTCATTAACAATTTTTCGATTTATTGAAATAAACTATAAGGAAAAGTGAAAAAGAACAAACTAATAGAATTGTTAAATAATATTAAGGGGAATCCCGATATTTATCTTTGGAACGGAATGGTTGGTGAGTTTGTGGATATCGGTGAGATTCTTCCGAATTGTTTGGTAAAGATGCGGTGGGAATACTATCTCAATTGTTGTAAAATGGAATACATTAAAGATAAAAAAATGACTTTCGAGGAATATGAGTCATTTCAATTCTCAGACGAAGAAATAGCGAGATTCAAAATTCATTATAAGAACGATCAACCGTGGGAATCGAATCCATTTGTTGATCTAGACGATGTTAAGAAAAAGAGGTATCATTTAAAGAATATTTATGGTATTGATAGTAAAAGGGCAGGAAAAACCTTCTTTGATCGGCAAGGAAAAATTGAATATTAAAATAAATATAAAATGAAAGAACTAGATTCTTGGTCTTATGGTATCAAAGATAAGGACGATGAAGTGAATTATTTTTTTAAGAGTAAAAGAAGTCTTAAAGATCGGTTCATTGAATCAATGTATACTGGAGTTAGTGGTAAAATTGCACTCGGTTTGTTTGCCATTATACTAATACCAGTTGTATTACTTAAAAAAATTATAAGGAAATTATAAGATGAGAGTTAAAATTGGAAAATATCGGGATTGGTTTGGTGTATATCAGCTTGCTAACATTTTGAAGAAGGTTGGAGTGTCAGAGGAGCGTTGTGATAAGATTGGGGAATGGCTATCAAAACGTGAATGGTTGGTGGTATTCTTAGAGTGGGTGTATTCCAAGCGTAAGCGAACTGTAAAGGTTAAGATAGATTATTGGGACACTTGGTCAATGGACTTAACTCTTGCTCTCATAATTCTTCCGATGCTTAAACAGCTAAAAGCTACGAAACAGGGTTCGCCTATAGTTGAAGACGAGGATTTACCAGAAGAACTTCGCTCCGCTAATGCTCCACCAAAGGAACCAGAATCCATTGCTGATGAATTCTTTTTCTCTCGTTATGATTGGATCTTAAACGAGATTATTTGGTCATTCGAACAACTGAATGACGAGGATAATGAAGACCAGTTTTATACAGGTGTTGTAGATTTTGTGTTTGTTGAGAATTCTGAGACAGGTCACTCTATGATGGAATTTGGTGAGAATCATACTAGTACTTTCGACACAGAAGGTTATAATAAACATCGAGATAGAATTTCAAATGGACTGCGACTGTTCGGTCTATACTTCCGCTCAATGTGGGATTAATTTTTGGTTATCAATAAAACTTATTGTATATTTACACAACTAAACACACAAACACTATGCTATTTAATTACAAAGACCAAGTTTACATCCTTCATTTTGAGTATGATGAATCGCCAAATTGTGAAAGAGTCACAACAGCAAAATTCTTTTCTTATGATAGAGATACAGAAGAGAAAATACTTATAGCAAAAGGATTCTCATATTGTCAGCCCCAAGACCAGTTTGTGAAAAAAGTTGGTAGACGTATCGCGGTTGAGAGGTTGATAGAAAATCTCGATGGTTATATGTATGATGGTTATTATCGTAAAGAAGCAAGGAATTTCAGAACAGAATTCTGGAATGCTTATCATATGCAGTCACCAATCAGAAAAATAAAGGACTGAAACACCATGAATAACCTAGTACAGCTAATCCATGAAGAAAAGTGGACTGAGATTCCTGAATTTCCAATCGGTAATCATAACTCAAGTTTATGTCTGATTATTGATGAAGTTGTGAGAATCAAAGAAGAATATAGTCGAATGAAAGAGAAACTTGCTATCGCAGAATGGACTATTGAAGAGTTTATTAAAGAAGAGAAACACATGAAGTTACTAAAACAATTTCAAGATGACGAAGAAAATGGATATTAGATTTGGAGCATTGTCTCCAAAGTTATCAGAACAGATAAAAGGTCTTCCTGAAGTTTTTGATAAAGATGCAGATGATATCACCCGTTTGCATCTTAGAGGACTTCTCTCTGACCTCGAAACTAAGAAGGCAAGAAAAAGATTGGTTATTACGGCAAACACATGGATGAATAAACTTATAAAAATATGAACAAAATGACTAACGGAGAATACGAAGAACTTTACACTGATTTTAAAACCCGATTAATAAAAGATATTTATGTCGGGGGAATAAAATCGAACGGATCAAATCTTTTTCTTCCACTAAGAGAAAGGGGAAAAGTATATAAAGATTTATCCCAAGAAGAATTACTATCAAGTATACCTACATCCAAGCTTGAAACTCGTTATGTCATAGACGGGAATCTTCAGGTTGCTTCCGAACATTGTGGAGGAATATGGAGTTGGTTAGGTGCGAAAGCTTTGTGTGAAAATTTGGGAGAAGGGTGGCGTTTACCAACAAAAGAAGAACTTAATTTGATGTATCTCCATAAGAATGGAATAGGCGGTTTTGTTGAGGGCTTCTACTGGTCTTCCACTGAGGGCAATGCTGGCAACGCATGGATACAGAACTTTAACAATGGCGACCAGGACTGCAGCAATAAGAGCATCACGTTCTACTACGTTCGAGCTGTCAGGAGTATTTAAATAAACTCAATTGGGAGAAACATTGATATATCGACCTCAAAACTGGGTAATCGTGAAAATTATCTATAATAATGAAGTCAATTATAAAGTTTTTGGTGGTTGGAGAGAAACTTTTGAAACAGGTGCTTCGTGGAAGATGAACTCAGGTATTGCCAAATTTACTGAAAGCGTTGAAGGCGGATTCTATCAATTCTTTGGCTTTAGTGGAAACATTTACGAATGTCAAAAATCCGACTATGGAATGTCGTATTATATGGAGGAGATTTATGAATATCTTGAAAAAGAACTTCGTTATAGTGGAATTACTGCAAAAATGGAAATATTAGACAACACGAATTTTTTAAATTTATTTTCTTTATGACTGAACATATTATTAAGAATCCTCTTTTAATCGAGAGTTCCGTATTTTTTAGTGAACCTGAATATTCAGATTGGAAATGCATGTGGGGCGGAAATTTAACCTTCATTCCTCTAAAGAATAATACGCCAAATTGGTTTCATCGGCTAATGACCACTATACTCTTGGGTGTCAAATGGGAGAAGTCATGAGCATCTCATTAATCCCAAAAGAAATTCAAATCCAAGAAATTCTAGAAAATTTTGATTTCGAGAAAGTTCATAAAGTAATGGCTTTTTTGAAGTGGAAATGGGCTTGTGGGTATGATTTCGAAGGAAAACCTGTTTATGTTACACCAACCGAGAAAGATTTGGTACTTTCTGCTTTAGAAAGACTCAATCGTGTATGGGATGAATATCATTCCATAGCAACAAAGGAAAATTATGATTGCTTCCTAATTTCAGGTGGATTCAATACTACTATAACGAAATTTGGTACTCTGAAGCTTGAATTTGTTCTCGAAGAATATTTCATCGAGGACGAAGAATCATACTAAAATATAACCAAGAAAAATTAAATAATTATGAACATTGAAAAAGAAAAATTTCTATTCGAAAAGTATCCACAGCTTTTTAGAGACAAAGATTCCCCAATGACTCATACAGCAATGTGTTGGGGAATAGAAGTAGGAGATGGATGGTACGATATTTTGGATGAACTCTGTGAAAGAATCCAAACACATTGCGACAATAACGGATATGATGAGGTTAGGTTTTCGCAGATCAAGGAAAAATACGGTACTCTTAGGGTGTATGTAAATTTTGGAAGTGATGAAATTTATGATTATATTGATGAAGCTCAAGAGAGATCCTCTCATGTCTGTGAACTATGTGGTTCTAAGAGAGGAAAACTGTATGATGACTTCGGTTGGCTGAGTGTTCGATGCAAAAAATGCAAAACCAAACAAGATGCTTATACCGCTGAAAGATTGTCAAAGCTAACAGAGAAATGAATGTTTAGAAAATCTAATATATCTTTTTCCTGAGATATATGTAATGTTTCAGTGTGACCACCACCAAACATTATCTCAGGCTTGTGGTAGGTAAACTTAGTTTTTATCTCTTCTTCTATATCAACTACCGTTTTAGAATCACCTATCCATTGATATAATGTTTCGTATTCGTATGGCATAGTGTTATTTCTTGAATATCTTTTTTCTATTGTCCTTGAGGTTATTCCTATTTTAAGAAAGGTTTCTATATCATTAGTACATTTTAAAAGATAAATAGTAGCAATATTGTATTTATTCTCAAATTTTATTCCTTCTCTAATTCTTGCATTATCCTTTACACATTTTGGACAATTATGTCCTCTTAAATGGTGATTTGGTGATTGTTTAAATTCGCCATGAATTGGACAAACAATAATAACTTTATCACGAGAGTGTGTGTAGACAACTTTGGAATAGTCATACTTTCCTTCTCCATGAATTTTAATAGATTTTTGAATAAAGTCTTTATTTGAATAAGTTTTTCTTTTTCTTTCTTCAATGTTGCTACATTTTGGGCAACCTCGTCCTTGTAAATGGGCATTTGGTGTCAATTGAAACTCACCATGTATAGGACAAATTATTATAACTTTAGTATTGGTGTGTATATAAGCAACCAAAGAATAATCATATTTATCTCTATGAATAAGGGTGGATTTTTCTTTAAAAGTATTTATGTTTGAAAGATTTCCACATTTTGGGCAACCATGATTACGTAAATGGTGATTTGGTGATTGTTTAAATTCCCCGTGAAGATTACAAATAATTATTAATTTACTCCCACAATTTTTATATTCAACTTTAGAATAATTATACCGATCACCATGAACTAAGATAGCTTTCTTTATGAATTCTTCTGTTGTAGATTTTTTATTGGAACGTAGAGGCTTATAAATAGAGGTGTAGGTGTCTAACATTTTAGTTTAGTTTAAATTATTTTGATGCATTAGATACAGCCTTCGGATGCTGATAACATGGCGGAAGGCATTCTTTTCTTTCTTATATTTATAAAACTTTAATTTTCCACTTGTATATTCCAAATTTTATCGTATATTGATATATCAACAACTTAAATAAATGATAATGGAGAGAAATGAAATTATATTACGTGGAGTCATTGGCTAAAGATTTTGCATCAGAAGGAAACATGAAATTCTTTGTTTCGGCAGAGAATTCAATGTTCTATGTGCATACCTTAGAGGAAGCGATGATGTTCAAGACAAAGGAAGAAGCAGAAAAATATATTGATTCCTATAATGAAGAAGTAGTTCAAGAATTTGAAGTTTTCGGGAAGAATTTTATCGATAAATACAAAAATAATATTAAATGAAAAACTATATTGAGATCACAACGAAAGATTTTGTGTTAGTCACGCTACCAATTGAAAATATTATTGTTGCGATGGTTGCTATTGAAAAAAAAAATCGGAAGGATGACAGAGAATTTTTTGTGGAACTTGCCTATTCGACGTCAGAAATAATTTATTTTCCTTTTGAATCATATAGTGAAATTTTAGATAAAATTAAAAAGGCGGAGACTGAATAATGGAAAATATAGAAATTATCAACGAAAACATTTACGACCATAATGAAGATATGGAATGTTTTAAACTAATATTACTTGAAGATCTGTCTTTCCTCCTTAATAAGGAAGAACATGTTTTCCGTCTATCATATAAAGACTTAAAAAAACTTAAAAAAGAAGTCGATAAACATTTCAAGAAGGTAGAAATCAAAAAAGTTCCGTATACGATCACACCGACGGAAGAAGCAGTTATAATGTTAGCAGAAGCAATGAAAAAAACGGTAGATGAAGAAATCATTCGAAGCATTATAACCAGTGCTAAAAATATTAGCACAACGATATAAAATAGTTCTTGCTTTCTAATATTTTTATTCGTATATTAGACTATAAGAATTAATAATTGAACCCAAAACAGGATTTGTTATGGCCGTATTTGCTTTAATGGAAACACCTTGGAATTTAAATAAAATGATTACAATCTTTGAAATTTTAAATGGACTATCTCAGACTTCTGCTGTGATATTGCATGATGACTATAAGTGGATTCAACAAGAATGTCATGAATACGCAAAGCAATCGGAAATTGCTTTCAGCAGAGCCACAATGAGCGAGTATAGATTTGAAGAGACAGGATCGAAATTATGTATATTAAAACCCTCTTATGAGGGGTTATGTGGAAGGACGTTCGACTTTTATTTTGTAACTTTAAGGGTATTAGAAGAATATAGTGATATTATCCGCCCGTGTATTCGGTCAAGTGAAAATAAAAGAATAATTTTAATCAAATAACCAAGAACGAAAGAAAAGTTCTTAAAATCAAAGAGGATTTGATTACCATCTACTTTACACCTACTAAATTGAAAACAAATGAAAGATAAACTCGAAAAGGAATATTTGAAACCATGTCTTATATTTTATATAGAATATAATTCAGAATATGGCAAAGTATACAGTATGGATGATATAGAAAAACCATCAGAAGAACTATACTCTTATTATGAAGGTGACTGTATGACTTTAGGAAGAGGGATTCATGACTATGAAAGATGGTGTGATATTTATATGAAAAGTGAGTTGGAGAGGAAGAAAAGATGTGCCTCCTGCCGTTTAAGTGTTGAGAAATTTGCCATAAGATCCTTTGCGGATATTGAAAGTTTCTATGAGGAAGAAAAATTAAACATTATTAAATTTATAGATCCTCTTCTTAATAAATATTTTAAAATTAAAATTGAAAATGAGAATAATATTTGAAGACAAGGATTTCGGGAGAAATGCTTCAGTTGAATGTCCAGATAATGTTCATACGGAACTGTATATCGCGATGGATAAAAGAATCAGGGAACTGGAAGCTCAGGTACAAGAGCTAATCGAAGAGCTGCAAGATGTCGTATGTTTTGCTCCAGAATGCACAACATCAAAGGAGTACGCAGTAAAACGGCTGGAAGAATTGATGAGCCAGTATGTCTTTTTAGATAATAAATGTGAGGCCAAATGAGCATGACAGATATGGCTGTTGCAAGAGGGGGTTTTTAATTAAAACGGAGAATACTATGGATAATCGTATTGTTGTAAGTATACCGGAACACCTTATACCGAGTGATGAATTGCATGAGGTTCAAGGGGAAGATCGGTATAAAGATTTGCTTGAAAATAAAGATTTACGGAAAATATCTTCGGGTGATTTTACGGGAGTTGGTGATACAGTAAAAGAGATGTTTTCCGTTATATCAAATGATCGTGTTCCTGAAGCCAGCAAAACGATAGATCATATTGTTGATGCTAACAAAATGATCGGAGAGTTTGAGAGAGTGATCGAAAAACATTCCAGATGGTTAGCAAATACTCCTCCACATGTTAAGGCTCATATCACTGAGTTAAAGGAAGCCCACAACTCCGACATATCTGCCGCGGTAAAAATGAAGGGGATTGCTTGTGATAAGCATGATTTAGTGCATGGATGGGCCTGCCCTCTATGTGCAAACGCCAAGGACGAGCGCATATCGTGGCTTGAGGAATACGCAAACGCAAAAGACGTATCCGTAACAGAGGAAATGCAACGAGCGAACGATGCAGAAGCAAGAACCACGGAGCTTGAAGCTCAGGTACAAGAGCTAATCGAAGAACTAATCGAAGAGCTGCAAGATGTCGTATGCTTTGCACCAGAATGCACAACATCAAAGGAGTACGCAGTAAAACGGCTGGAAGAATTGATGAGCCAGTATGTCTTTTTAGATAATAAATGGGAGGCCAAAAAAATGATCGGGGAGTTTGAGAGGGTGATTGAAATTATGGATGAGATAGTTAACCAGAGACAGAAGAAAATCCAACTTGATTTTAAAAGAGCGAGGGTTTCATGAAACTATACTATATTACTGAGATAGGTTTTGATTCTGAATATAAACGTCCTCGATACCTTACAACCGAAAAATGTACAGAGATGTGGACAACAGACTTAGAAGAAGCTATAATATTCAAAAAGAAAAATGAAGCAGAGAAAATGCTAACTTCGCTCTTTCAAGAAGTTCGTTCATTTGAAGTTTTCGGATATATCGATAAATATAAAAATAATATTTACAAAGAATGAGAATATTCTTAGGAATATTAGGAATTATTGTTATATTAGGATTGTATTATTGGATCGATATTAGATTACCATTGGATAATAACCATTGGATAATAAAAACAACTTGGCTGGAAATTAAACAAATAAAAATAAAATGAAAACCAAAGTAATTGATTACAAAAAATCGTAGATGTAAACACCTTTCAACCGAAGGTGAGAGTTACTCTTGAATGGTTATTGGAAGATCTTCAAGATGCTAAAATTGGAAGAACAGGAGAGGAACAGTGTTCTATTATAGGAAAAAGTATATCTGATGCAATAGAAGCATTTGAACCTGTCCCTAAAGTTTATGGCAAAGGTGAATGGGTAGCAGAAACCCTTGAAGACGCCAAACAGATGGCGAAAAATTTTCCAGGAGACGTATCATGATTAATACCTATTTCTATATAAACAATCCGTTCTCCAAACAGGGTTACGAGAATATTTTTTCAACGGGTGGAAAATTATTCAAAAATAAATATTGGGAGATAAATATCGAAAGATCTTCCAGTATTTTTGGTCTGATGCTAAGAATCCCATTAAAGCAGAATTGTCACGCGGGAATCTTTTTTTCTATAGTGCTATTCGGCCATGGACTGGATTTTGAATTTTACGATGTTAGGCACTTGGACAGAGATGCGTGGTTTGTCTGTCCAGAGCAGGAAGAGGAGGTTCTTAAATGACTATCGATATATATGCTTTAGGAACAGTAATAGGATTGTATCTCGCTGGTATAATATCTGGAATATATATTATGAATTGGATGAACGAGAATTGTTAAAATTTTCCTTGCATTATTGAAAACATTTCGTATATTAGAATAACCTAAAACGAAATAACCATCATCATGATTACAGAAACCATTATGGATAGAGATCTAAAATCGAAAGAGTTTGGAAATCTGAGTTTCTCCACTATTGCCACTAAAGACCTTGAGGGTGTATTTACATGGGATGAAGCAGTGGAGGAAGTAAAGAAACTTGGAGAAGGCTGGAGATTACCAACAAAAGAAGAAATTAATTTGATGTATCGTCATAAGGATGAAATCGGTGGTTTTGTTGAGAACCTCTACTGGTCTTCCACTGAGTACGAGGCTAACTTCGCATGGATACAGAACTTTAACTATGGCGACCAGTACTACGACTCCAAGGATTGCACGTACTACTATGTTCGAGCTGTCAGGAGCATTTAATCTAATTAAACTGAAACAGAAATCATTATGGAAATTGAAAAATCAATAGAGATCGAACATATTCAGGTTGCCATGAAAGACCTTGAGGGTGTATTTATGATGTATCTTCATAAGGATAAAATCGGGGGTTTTGTTGAGAACAACTACTGGTCTTCCACTGAGAGCAATGCTACCAACGCATGGTTTCAGCTCTTTACCAGTGGCAACCAGTACTACAACTTTAAGAACCTCACGAACCTCTACGTTCGAGCTGTCAGGAGTATTAAACCTAAAACAGAAGCCATTATGGAAAACACGAAAATAGAAAAAGCAAAAAATCAACTACAGGAAATGATTGATCTTCTCAAATCCAGATCTGATATCAAACTACCTGAAGGACATCACGACAAACTTCTAAAGATAGAAGCCGATTTGAATAATTTAATCTCTGATAATAATAAAAATCAATAATGCTATGAAATCTGAAACGGAACCACAATTCACTCCAATCACTGGTAATATTTGCGAAGGCTTGGTGAATCAACAGTTAATAGAGATCAAGTCTCTAAAAGAGAGGATGGACGAGAGGATGGAAAATAAGGAAAGTTTAATAGACAGTCTAAGAACCATTAGTGAAGATCGAGGCAAAGAGATTACAAGATTAGCAAAGCAAGTGAACAAATTGACAAGAGATTTGGAATATGCTAATAGTTCTACTACAACAGAGAGAATTTCTCTTGGTGTGGATGACATTAAGGTATTTTCTACCACAGAATATTTTAATGGCTCTATGAGTGTTAATCTTGATGTAAGTGCAGTCGGAAAGCTTCACCTATTGGAAATTGGTTTCAACTCTCTACTACTCGATTCTATTAAGAAGGTTGAAAATGATTGAGAAAGATGTAAAATGTTTTCCTGTCCTTACGAGGGTTTATTGTAAGGAATGTGGTAAGGAAATGATTAAAGATACTTCACCTGCTCCATCGTATTTTAGAAATCCAACAAAATACAAATACGATTGTGTCAAGTGTGGAAGGTCTGTGGAAAGCTACAAAAACTATCCAATCATTGAATACAAAGAAATAGAATAATAATTACAAAATCACGACATTATGCTTATAACATCGAAGGACATTAATAGAAATTATGCAGGCCAAGTAGTACAATTACATAACATCCAACCGCATCCCAATGCAGATAGACTGAGGATTGTAAATATAAATTTTCAATCGGTTATCATTGGTCAAGGTTTAGCCGAAGGCGATATTTGTGTCTATTTTCCTGTAGAGTCTCAAATCAATTCCGACTTTCTCAAAATTACTAATTCCTTCAGAGATGAAAAACTGAATGAGGACTTGACTACTAAAGGATACTTTGAAAGCAGTGGTCGAGTTCGTGCAGTAAAACTTCGTGGAGAGGCGAGTTGTGGGTGTCTGTTTCCTATAGAAGAATTGGAGAAATTCGTGGGGGAATCATTCAACAAAACAAATTTAATAGGTTTTGAGTTTGACTACTATGATGACATTCTGATTTGTGAGAAGTATGTTGTTCCTGTAAAGCAAGGAGGTCTTGGTGGAAATGGAAAGACAGGAAAGACTTCTAAACTGTCTAAGATTGTAGAGAATCAGTTTAAATTTTTGGAAGACACAGAAAATTTCAGAAAGAACCAATTTAAAATTCAACCAGAGGACGAAATTACAATCTCTACAAAGGTTCATGGCACGAGTTCTATTACTTCACATCTTCTTGTAAAAAGAGAACTTAATTTTCTTGAGAGGGTGATTATCAAATTGAGAATTAATTTTGGGAAAACTCCTGCTATATGGAAGCATCTTCCCGAAATTAGGCAAGATGAATATGGGATAATTTGTTCTTCGAGAAAAGTCATAAAGAGTGTCCAAGAAGATAAAATAGAAGGAAATTCGTTTTATGAGGATGATATCTGGAGTATATGTGGAAATGAATTGAAAGAATTTATTCCTAAAGGAATCAGTATTTTTTACGAAATAGTTGGGTACTTACCTTCTGGTGGTGCTATCCAATCGAAGTATGATTATGGTTGTAAGCAAAGTGAACACAAGATTTACGTATACAAAATTACCTATACAAACTCGGACGGAAAGGTATTTGTAATTGGTTCTAAAGAATCTGAAGAGTTCTGTAAGAAAATAGGATTTGACTTCGTGCCGATTCATTTTCATGGAACCGCAAAGGATTATTTCCCTTATAATTCGACTGAACAATCTTTGGATGAATGGCAGAAGTCGTTTGTGAGATTTTTAGAAGAACGATTCTTAGAAGGTGATTGTCCTATTTGTAAAAATAAAGTTCCGTTTGAAGGTATTTGCATCAGGAAGGAATCCCTAAATAATTACGAAGTTTATAAATTGAAATCATTTAATTTTCTTTTGAGAGAATCTTCGGAGCTTAATTTAGGTATTCCTGATATTGAGGAATCGTGATTATGATTTTAGGTATTTCAGAATGTTTATATTTTCATGAATATCAAGACATTCTGAAATGCCGCCAAAATATTGAAATGGTCTATAAGATTTAAATAATTTTATTATATCTGATTCAATTGCTTCTGCTATTTCACCAAGAAAGTTCCCTTCATATAATATATTATATTTATATGGCATTGCCTTCTTTCCTGAATATCTTTCCTTCACGGAACGAGCTGTAACTCCAATCTTTAAAAATGATTCTTCTTTATCAAAACATTCTATTAGATATAAAATACAATCTTCTTTTCCATAAATATCTTTCCAAGTATTAGCACGTAACTTTCTAATCTTATCGTATCCACATTTAGGACAACCTTGCCCATGTAAATGGTTATTCGGATTCTGTTCAAACTCTCCATGTATAGGACAAATTATTACTACTTTTGATTTGGAATGTTTGTAATCAACTTTAGAATAATCGTATTTCTTTTCTCCATGAACCAAGATTGATCTCTGAACGAATTGTTCTGTTGATGACCTATATGAATCAGCTTTGCATTTTAGACAACCATCGCCTGATAAATGAGAATTTGGTCTTTGTTCAAACTCTCCATGTATAGGACAAATGATTACTACTTTATTATGGGCATTAATATAATCAACTTTAGAATAATCGTATTTCTCTCCATGAATAAAAATAGCTTTTTTAATGAATTCTTCTGTTGTGGATTTTTAGTGGAACGTAGAGGCTTATAAATAGAGGTACAGGTGTCTAACATAATAGTGTTGTTTAATTGTTATGGGTGATTAGATACAGCCATCAGATATTTGCAGTATCGTGGATGGCATTTCTTATATTTATAAAACTTTAAATTTGCATATTGAAAAAGATTTTGTATATTGAATGGAGATGTAAACATTGAAGAAAGTTGATTCTGTGTATAGAAATGAATAAAATCCAGAAAATTTCTTATCAATTAGGTTTCAATGACGCTCGTTCATGGAAACCAAAGAATTATTATAATTTTTTTGGAAAAGTGGATTCTTCTTCGTATGATAAAGGATATGAGATTGGATTGAAGCAAAGAGGAATTTTAAATAAAACTAAACAAAACAAATCATGATAACCAACGAAGAGCAGAAAATAGAAGAACTTGAATGGTTCATAAAGGAATTCAAGGAACAGAAAGAAGAAATCCGATCATTAAAAAGAGTCTTGAACAGCATTAAAAACGTGATTAACATTAGTCTTCTTGAACCTGTAAAGCCTACAAAACCATCCAAGATTGAAAATGGTTATAATATAGATGGAAAACTGATTGTTTCCATGAAAGACCTTGAGGGGGCATTTACATGGGATGAAGCAATGGAGGAAGTAAAGAAACTTGGAGAAGGCTGGAGATTACCAACCAAAGAAGAACTTAATTTGATGTATCTTCATAAGGATAAAATCGGGGGTTTTGTTGAGCACATCTTCTGGTCTTCCACTGAGGGCAATGCTGACTGCACATGGGTACAGGACTTTAGCAATGGCTACCAGTACTACTACAGTAAGGACGACACGGACACCTACGTTCGAGCTGTCAGGAGTATTTAATCATTGAATCATTTATAAACTTAATTCCGTGAATATAACTAACAAATTTAAAGCATTATCCATTGGCAAAAAAATAGTTTGGATACCATCATTAAAAAGAGTATCATTCTGTAGTTCAATGGAACAAGCTAAAAAGAAATTTAGTGGACATCCTATAGAAGTATATGGAATATAGCCAGATTTTGGTATGTTGTATTTGATTCTTATATTTAAACTCAAACTATTAAACTATAATGAACGCTAAAACAGAATTTCTCGAATTAATCGGAACAAAAAAAGTAAAGTGTGCCGAAATAAATTATGTAAGAGATGGATGGAGAATTAGAGAAGATTATGTAAGAGATGGATGGAGAATTAGAGAAGAACGTGAACGACTTAATACAGAACACTCCTTAAAGGTTGGGTATTCTCCACAGGAACTAATAGAATTTTTAGACTCTCTTGACTTCGATTACGATGATGGATATGGCACTCAAGAGTTATTTGGAACAGTTTGGTTTGAGATGCGTGAATGGGCAGAACGATGTGAAGACGAGGGGCATGAGTGGTGGGAGATTAAAAGTTATCCTCAAATTCCTAAAAACTTGAAAATAAAATGATAAAGTTACTCATAGTATATTCCATTATCTGGCTTATTGCATTTTTATTATTGCATATGCTTCACTATATTGGAGTCAAGGAATATGGTCTACAAATTGACTATTGGTATGTCGCAATCTGTATGGGGATCGGAATGATGTATCAAACCCTTTATAATTTTATATTGGATAAAATAAAATGAAAACAGTTTTCTATGCAATCTTATCTGATGATTTCAAAGATACAGTAGTGGACTATCAAGGGTTCTACAAGAGTTTCAAGAGATTTCATCCTGATATTGATCTTGTAGTATTTGGAAACAATGAAATAAATAAGCTATTTTCTGAGAAGACTTGGTTGAATTTTTGTAATTGTAAGGCATCTTTCGCAAAGCTACTCTACAATGATTACGATCTTGTTGTGAATGTTGATGCAGATTTTTATTTCTTTGACAGGCTGACAGAGATTATTGAAGGATTAGATTACGAGCTTGGAGGTTGTGCTAATTACAATGCTTCGCTTAATGTTTCAATTAATTTACCTGTTACAAATGGATATATAATTCCTCATATATCTGAACAGCAGTACATTCAGGGTGGGCTTGTAGCATCACCAAGTAAAAAGTTTTGGGATGATTATGAAGAGCATTCAAAGAATTTAGCTGACCATCTTCCACTGATGGAAAATGATATTCTAAATATATTATGGTACTCAGGTGAATATAAGACAAAAGTATTCGAAGGTGACATTGATTTTAATTCGGAAAACTTCAAGACTTATTTCAATTGTTCTTTACTTGGAAGAGAATCTGGGTGTTCCTTGAAGGATGGGAAAGTATGGCTTGGGGATAAGCAAGTAAAATCTTACCATGTTGCTAACGGAAATTCAGGTAGAGGGACTGGAAAGACAGGAAGAAAAAAGAAAAGAATGAATCAATTGTTCAATAAAGAAATTTGTGATTGGTTTGAAAACAAGGTCAACTTATAAAAGGAAGTAGAATGAAACTTTATATTTTCTCAGATATACATAATGAATTCCGACAAGGCTTATATAGAATTAACAAACAGAAAGATGAAAATGATAGTGTTCTAATTCTGGCAGGAGATATTGGATTGCTTGCTGAACCTGAAACATATTTAGATTTTTTAAGAGATTGTTGCAATCGTTTTCAGTTTGTTATAATTACGGAAGGAAACCACGAATTCTATTCTGGTGGAAATATATCCTTCGACACATATAAAAGTATTGGAGAGAGATATAACCTAACAAATCTCTATACACATAAACTCATCATAGAAAGGGAAAAAATAGTAATATTATCTCAGACGTTGTGGACGGATTTCAATAAACATTCTCCGACAGCAATGCAAGATATATACTATGGGTTAAATGATTATGCACAAATTGAAATTTTTTCAGATTATCGACCACTTTCAACTGAAGATATATATAATATACACATCATTCAAAAAAAGAAATTATTCGATGATGTTGATTACTATTCAGGACTTGGGTTCAAGATTATTTGTATGACACACCATGCACCAAGCAATAAGAGTGTTATGGAAAAATATAAAGGAAGTAAAATTAATCATGGATTCTACTCTGAGTTAGAGGACGAAATTCTAAAGAGAGACATTGCATATTGGATTCATGGTCACATGCACGATTATATGAAATATAATATTGGTGAGACGATTGTGATCTGCAATCCAAAAGGTTATCTTTTCGAAACAGACAATGGGTTTAATCCTAACCTTTTTATCGAGCTATAATGGAAGACGATCAGCTACAAGAAATTCTAAAAGTTATATATGCTAATATTTTTCTTCTTCATTTCGAATCATCTAATTCTAAAGTTGATTCAGAATTATTTAGAAAAGGTGTGTTAGAACTTGGAGATGATTTGGAATATCTTGTAGAACTTTTCAATGACCCTTATAACGAGGATTACATGAAAAGGTCACAGGACGATTTGGTTGATATTCTGATAAGTTATGAACGGCTGAAAGATACTCTACAGATATAAATATGTGTAACTAAAATAAGTTACACCTATAGCTACGAGAAAAATTAATAATTTTCATCAAGGTAAGATGAGTATTTTAAAATTTAAATATTTTGTTAAGACTTTCTGTTAATTTACCATCAGAGTATTCAGTCTTTAAAATCTTTTCAGTGAGTATAATAAATTCCATTCCATTTTTCTTGGCGTATTCTTTCGCATATTCAAATTTTTGCATATTTTTTACATAATCAACACTTTCTAATAAATACTGTTTACTTCGTTTTGAGGGTGGGGATAATTTTCGGTGTGGTTTAATTTCACAAATATATTTATTACCATTTATACTTTCGATAAATAGATCAGGGAAATATCTATGCCAAGCCCCATCATAAGATATATATTTTATTATAATTTCCTCTGACGACCATTTTTTAATGAGTTCGCTTCGGTCTAACCATAAAAACATTCTCAATTCCCATGAGGAACGATATATGCACGAATTAATATTTCCAGTATATTTACTTTCATTTTTAATTTTATAGACCCCTTGATTATATCTATTATTCATGTTTAACATGTTTATTATTGAACAGATTGGACAACCTTTATTTCTTAAATGTTCGGATGGTTCTTGTTGAAATTCTCCATGTATAGGGCAAATAATTATTACTTTAGTTTGGGACTGTTTATAATAAACTTTAGAGTAATCATATTTTCCTTCTCCATGAATGAGGATAGCTTTCTTTATAAATTCTTCTGTTGATGACCTTTGACCATCATCTTTACATTTTTGACAACCATAGCCTTTTAAATGATTATTTGGAATTTGTAAAAATTCTCCATGAACAGGACAGATGATTATTACTTTTGTTTTATTGTTTTTGTAATCAACTAAAGAATAATCGTATCGATCTCCATGAATAAGTATAGCTTTCTGAATGAATTCTTCTGTTGATGACCTTTGTTCATAAACTTTACATTTTGGGCAACCTTTTCCAGATAAATGACTTGAAGGAGATTGTTCAAATTCTCCATGAATTAAACAGATTATGATTACTTTTGATTGGGAATGTTTGTAATCAACTAAAGAGTAATCATACTTATCACCATGAATGAGGATGGCTTTTTTAATAAATTGTTCTGTGGTGGATTTTTTAGTGGAACGAGGCTTATAAATAGAAGTAGATTGGCTGTGTAACATTTTAGTTTGTATTTTAAATTATTATGGTTATCTTACATAGAGTCGTCTGAAGTTCGCACCTTCGAGGACGGCATTTTTATACTTATATTTATAAAACTTTAATTCTCCTCTTGTATATTCAAAAATTTTATCGTATATTAATCTTATGTTAAAGAAACTGCATGATAAAGGAGTATATGTCGAGGTCAGGACACACTTTGATCCTTATGCGAGAGACGATAAACCTAAGTTTTATTATTACATTTACAGAACGTCAGAAGAATTAGTTTTTTCCGAGATAGAATTCATCAACGACAGAGTACAGTTTTTTGATAATTACAATGAGTGTTGGGAAGAGGCAATAGCGAAAATAAATTTGGAAGTGTAAAATATTTTTAGTAACTATCATAAGCAATTCAGTAAACCTTTAAAGTAATAAAGTGACTGTAGTAAAAAAAGATAAAATTTTTGTTGGTAGTCTTGGAGAATTGTACTATAATACATCTTATGAAGATGTAATATGTTCATTGACGAAGTACAAGAAGATAGTAATCAATGAAAGTGAATTTTTCCTTAATGGACTTCTCTGGGAAAATGTAGGTAAAGAAAATGAAATAGTATATTATAAGTATTCTTAATTAACCATAAAGAAAGGAGTGATGATGATGGAACTTACCTATGGAAACGAAGTATCTTGGATTAAAACAATTTGGGATGCACTTGATGAAGTTGACCTGAGAGAAATTATTGGTGATAAAAGAATGGATGACGTTTGCACAGCAATGGCTTGGGTGTCGGAAGAGTTGGGTATTCATGAATTGTTTGATGAATTCGATGTTAAACCAACTAAAATGTTAATAAAATGAAAATAAATTATAATAATCCTGATTATAATACTTATATAGACATCGAAGATATTAAAGATCACCATTTTGTAGTAGCAAAAGTAGATGATCCTGAACATGCTTATTTCCTTTGTTCAGATGATGATGATTCATATGGATTTGTAGGTATGAGAAGTGTTAATATTCAAAATATACATTTTCATTATACTATTGAAGATTGCATTCGATATTTTTATAAAGATACAAATGCTGAAATTGAAGTATTTACTACAATACAAGAAGTTCAGAAATGGTTTAGTTCTTTGGTTTTTCCAGAATAAGAATTATTGTTTTTGGAGATGACTACAAAATGTAGTATACTTAATCATGAGTTTCAATCACGAATAACAATCAGGACAAATACTATGCCATCCTCTAACTCAAGAACGGAAGAATTTAAAAAGGAATTTCTAACACTCTTACTGAAGTATGAAGTATTCAAAGTGGAACTCATAGAAAATGATTATTTGTCACCCGATCTAACTTTTTGGTTCAGAGAGAATAAAGAACTTGGTCTGCCCAGAGAAGAACTTGAATTTTATGGAAGTAGTTTCTCTCCAAACGATTTTAAATAATAATACTATGTGTGTTCATGGAATACCAAAAGCAGACACCTTCGGTGAAGATGATCACTGGCAAATCCACGAAAGAGTTAGAAATGAAGTTAAAGATCATCTAAGGGACAACCTCCACAATATATACGAAGAACAGATTGATGAAGAGCAGATTGATGATGTCATCAAAGCACTCTACGAACTTGGCTATGTAATTCTTATGGAAGTGTGAAATAAATTCATTATACTTAAGAAGTTTCAATAACAATTAAAGACCAAAACCACATGACTATTAAAGAAAAAGCACAGAAATTCGCTCTTGGTCAGTACCTGACTGAGTATAACACAGAGGCAACATTTGAAGAAATTTTGGTTACAATCAAAGAAGGTGATTATGATAAATTTAAAGTGTGGGACACCTTCGAAAATTATAACCGTGAATTCTTGGTCGATCTAATCGAAATGATGGTAGAGGAGTTAGAGATGACGTTCAACGAGAATAATAAATGATTGTATCTTACAAATAAACCCCAACGTTGAACATTTTTAACATAAAATA